CGTGATGGAGGCTGAGTGATGAACGCGCTTAAGAGGCAAAGTAACCAGCCAGTTACGCGCGCGCGCGCGGCCCAAAACGGAAGCGCTTCCCATGACTGACGCGCGCGACGTCAATACCGGGCGGGAGAACGTGGAGCGGTGGGCAAAGCGATTGGATTATGGCGCCTGGGATGACTGCGCCGAGCTTCTCCGCGCGCTGGTGACCGAGCGGGATAAGACCGAGCGGCTGCGCGAGTTGCTGTCGGGCGCATTAGACGAAGCGCAGGCCGAGCGTGACGAGGCGCGGGCCGAGGTGGAGAGGATGCGGGCGGCGCTTCAACCGCTGGCGTCGTTCGCCGCGCACCATCCCACAACGCGCCAATACGGGAACCTCGCGACCAGCGGCGAGGTCTGGCGCATGTCGTCGCACGGTCTGCCGGATGCCGTGTTGACCGTGGAGGATTTCCACGTTGCCGCCGCGCTGTCCGCGCCCGCGGCGAAGGGAGGCGAAGATGAGTGACATTGTGACGCGGCTGCGGTCGCAAGCCCCGGCATCGCGCGAGGAAGCCGCCGCCGAAATCGAGCGGCTACAGGCGCGCGTCGCGGAGTTGCTAAACGAGGCTGAGGCGTTGCGGCGCCTGTCGTCGGCTGCAGGCTTCGCGGCGGCGCGGGAGATGGCGGCGGAATGGGTGGACTGTGGGTGCGCTGAGGCCGCTGCTGTGCGGGCGGCTGAAACCAAGGCCGACCGTTGGCGCGCGTGTCCGCGTGATCCGTGCGGCGCGGAAGATGCCGCCGCCATCCGCGCGCTGCGGCCGGACGGTGACGCGTGAGCAGCGACACCATCGGCGAGGCCGATGCCCGGCGGCAGGGCTACGCGGCGGGATACGAGGCCGGCGCGCAGTCCTGGCGCGTCGAGGTCGAGCAGCGGGACGCGGATCTTCTGCAAGCGCGTGCTGCGCTGGACGCGACGTGCGCGGAGATTGCGCGCCTCCGCGCCGAACTGACCGAGTGCCGCAGCGAAATGGCCGAGACGGGGCTTGAAGGCAGGGGAGCATGAGCGCAGCCATGGCGAAACACCGCAAGCCTCGAGCCGTGCCAGTTGCCGTCGCGCTGGACCACGGCCCAGCAATCCGCCTGGCGCGAGGGGATTTCGTGGTTGCCGACCGCCCGGACCCGGACATGCCGACCCGCACCATCCGCCGGGCCAGCGTCCGCGTGCATTACGAGCACATGGACCTGACCGAGCCGCAGCGCGAGGCGTGCGACCGGCTGGTGGTCCAGGCCGAGCGGGCCGGCGGCGCGGCGTGGAAGCCGGATGGGGTCATCGTGACCCTGCATCCCAGCCAGCGCGGTCATCCCGCCGAGTGGCAGCTTGCGGCCCTGACGGACGTGCGGCAGGCCCGCGCGGCGCTTGGGGAGGCCGCCTGGGCCGTTGTGTGGGCTTTGGTGGTAGAGAACCGCCCGATAAGCGCGGACGCCGCCAGCGGGCACGCCAGGGCCGTTCTGACGGGTAGGCTGCTGGCCGGGTTGGACCGGCTGGCCGAGCATTGGAAAATGGGTTGACCCGCGCAGGCAGACGGGCTATGCGCGAAGGCATAGTGGATCACTGCGCCCCGGAGGCTTCGGCCGGCCGGGGCTTTTGCGTTGGGGGTCCGATGCCGAAGCGCAAAGGTGGCGGCAGGCGGTGCTGAGTGAAACCGCGGCCCGCGTGACTGCCGAACTGTCGCGCCTCAAGGCCGCAGGGCGCATTGCGTCATTCACACTCGCCCAGCACGACGGCGTGGCTGGCGTCACGGTGCAGATGCCCAACGGCATCGCGGGCGGCCTTGCCTGGCACTCGGCTAACCCGGCGATTAGCCCGGCGAAGGTCATGTCCGACCTGCGGCGCAAGCTGGGGATTGCCTGATGCTGCTGCGCCTCCTCGCTGAAACCGCATCCGCCAACGGCTCGACCGCGCGCCGAGATCCGGCCGGCGGCAACTGGTCCTTCCCGGTCGGCCAGAACAGCGTCGAGAAGATCACGCTGGACTTCACCGGCTGGCTGCAAGGCGCGACGGTTTCGGCGCAGTCGTTCGTCTCCTCGGACGTGACGCTTGCGAGCGTGGCCGAGTCCGGCGGCGTTGTGACGGCGCTGGCGACGATCCCGGCCGCGCAAACGACCGTGCCCCCGTATCTGTGGGTCATGGAATACCAGATCGTCCATTCCTGCACAGCCAGCGACGGGCGCAAGCGTGTGACTACGTTTAATCTGGTGTCGTCGTGACGCGGCCAAGCGAAGTAACGCGCATCGGGCTTGATCTTCTTGAGGATCAGCTTGACGAAATCATGGCGCCCGCGCCGTATTTCTGGCTTGGCGCCGAGGCTGTGGAAAACCGTTGGCCGAAGCGCGGCCATCTTGCCGACTACTCCGACGAGTTCGTGCCCGCTGAGCCGGGGCGTCTCATCGAAACGGTGATCCGCGAAGCATTGGCTTCGGATCGCGTGATTATGCGTTTGGGGCGCTTGCTGCAAAGTGACCCGCGCTGAAAAGCGCGCCGCCAATCGCGCGAACCACGTCAACCAAGGCGCTCGCAACCGCGGCGGCAAGCCTGCCAGCGGCATCCCCGCGCAAGGTTCGTCCGGGTGTTGGGCGTCAGGCCCAGCGCGCGGCGCTTCGACGTTCCGATTCCAGCCGGCCGGCCACGCTGAAAGCGACGAGTTCCGCGCCATGCTGAAAGACCCAGACGCCCGCGCCAAGTGGGAAGCCCGCGCCGAGGAAATGCGCGAGTTGATGTATCAGGTGGCAACGACGTCCGCGCTGCCGATGGAGCGCCTTGCAGCCGCCGACAAACTTCTGGACCGCATCGAGGGCAAGCCGAAGGCGACCACGTTGCTCGGCGGCGCGGACGACGCCGGCCCGGTCAAAGTCACGGTGATCCTTGAAGACCTCACAACCGACCCTGACGCTGAAGATCAGGAAGCAGCTTCAACCACTCGTCAAGACTGACAAGCGTTTCGCGGCCTGTGTGGCGCATCGCCGCGCCGGGAAGACGGTCGCGGCGGTTCAACGGCTGATCCTGTCCGCGCTCAACGGCAAGTCCGACGCGCGGTGCGCCTACATCGCGCCAACCTACCGCCAGGCCAAGGCGGTTGCCTGGGATTACGTCAAGCGGTTCGCGGCGCCTGTGGCGACCGACGCGCACGAGACGGAACTACGCGTCACGCTCGCGAACGGCGGCCAAGTGCGGCTGTATGGCGCTGAGAACTACGATGCCCTCCGCGGTATCTACCTTGACGATGTGGTTCTGGACGAGTTCGCGGACATGCCGCCTGCGGTGTGGCCCGAGGTTATCCGCCCGGCGCTGTCGGATCGTCGCGGGCGCGCGCTGTTCATCGGCACGCCGAAGGGGCGCAACGAGTTCTGGCGCATCTATGACGGCGCCACGCGCGCGGATGACTGGTTCGCGCTGGCGCTGCGGGCGAGCGAGACGGGCATCCTTGCCGCGGATGAGTTGGAAGCCGCGCGCCGGGCCATGTCCGAAGAGCAATTCTTGCAAGAATATGAATGCAGCTTCGACGCTGCGGTGATCGGCTCTTACTACGGCAAGTTGCTTGACGATGCCCAGCGCGAGGGGCGCGTTCGTCAGGTGCAATACGAGCCGGGCGTGCCGGTTGAGACTTGGTGGGACCTCGGCGTTGGCGACAGCACGGCCATCTGGTTCGTGCAGCGTGCCGCGCGCGAAATCCGCGTGATCGACTTCTACGAGATGACGGGCGAGGGGCTCGCCCACTACGCCAAGACGCTGCAAGCCAAGCCCTACGTCTATGACCGCCACATTGCGCCGCACGATATCGCGGTTCGCGAGTTGGGCAGCGGGCGCAGCCGGCTAGAGATGGCCGAGGAACTGGGCATCCGGTTCGAGGTGGCACCGCGCCTGCCGGTGGATGACGGCATCAACGCGGTGCGGCTGCTGCTGCCGCGCATGTGGTTTGACGCCACGCGCTGCGCGCAGGGGCTAGAGGCGCTGCGGCAGTATCGCAAAGATTGGGATGATCGCTTGAAGACCTTTCGCGACCGTCCCCGACACGATTGGACCAGCCACGCGGCCGACGCGATGCGGACGGGCTGCATCATGGCCGAGGAAGAGAAGCAGGAGGCGGGTATGGACGACTTCGTAGCCGTTTCCTGGGCAGGCTGATGGTCGCGACAACCGACAAGTTTCTGACCGAAGCCCGCGACGCGTGGGATGCTGCGGTTGAGTGCGACCGCGAGAACATGCTTGAGGCCGAAAAGGATCTCAAGTTCCTGGCCGGCGAGCAGTGGAACCCCGAGGACAGGCGCCAGCGGCTTGCGACGGGCCGGCCCGCGCTGACGATTAACCGCCTGCCGCAGTATTGCCGCCAGGTGACGGGCGATATCAGGTTGAACCCGCCGGGGATCACGGTGCGCCCGGTGGATGGCGGCGCGGACCCCGAGACGGCGCAGGTTTACAACGGCCTGATCCGCAATATCGAGGCGCAGAGCAACGCGAAATCCGCGTATGTGACCGCGGCCGAGAACGCGGTGCGGTGCGGGCAAGGCTTTTTCCGCATTACCTACGATTACGCCTATGAGACCAGCTTCGACATGGAGTTGGGCATCGGGCGCATTCCCAGCCCGTTTGCGGCGGTGTTCTACGCCGGCACCACGGACCCGACCGGCTGCGATGCGGACGGCGTGTTCGTGCAGGATTTGATCCCGGAGCGGGACTTCAAGGCGCGGTTCCCGAAGGCTTCGCTGGTGTCCTGGGATGATGCCAGCATTTGGGGCGAGTGGCGCCAGGGCGACTTTGTGCGCGTGGCTGAGTGGTGGCGCAAGGTTCCGGTTAAGCGCCGGCTGGTGCTGTGCGCGACGGGCGCGGTTATTGACGTGACCGACATGGACGAGGCTACCGCCGTCGCCGTGGTGCAGGCTAATGGCGGGTTCGTGCGCGAGCGCATGGCGGATAGCCATCGCGTCGAGATGCGGCTCATCAACGGCGTTGAGCAGCTTGAAGAAACGGCGGATTGGCCGTCTCGCTACCTGCCGATCATCCGCGTGATCGGGGAAGAGATCAACGTCGGCGAGCGCGTGGTTCGCGCGGGCGTGGTCCGCTTCGCGCGCGATCCGCAGGTTCTCTACAACGTCATGCGGTCTTCGCTGGCGGAATCCGCCGCGATGGCGCCGAAGGTGAAGTGGCTCGGCACCCACAAGCAGTTCGCCGCGAACAAAGCTCAGTGGGCGAACGCGAACCAGTTGAACCTGCCGTATCTGGCATTCACGCCGGACGACAAGAACCCCGGCCCGCCGCAGCGGATCGCGCCTGACATGCCGGCGGCTTCGCTGCTGCAAGAAGCGCAGAGCGCGGCAATGGATCTGGAAGCCACCATCGGCATTTACCGCGAAAGCCTCGGCAAAGAGAGCAACGCGGTTTCGGGCCGCGCCATCATCTCGCGCCAGCGCGAAGGCGACGTCGGCACGTTTCTGTATGCCGACAACCTGGCCGACGCCGTGGCGCGGGCCGGGCGCTGCCTCGTGGATATGATCCCGCGCGTCTATGACACGGCGCGCGTTGTGCGCGTCATGGGCGAGGACGGCAGCGAGGACTTTAAGCAGATCAACGTGACGCTGCCTGACGGGCGCAAGGTCAACGACCTGTCTGTTGGGCGCTATGACGTGGTTGCCAGCACGGGGCCGAGCTACAGCACGAAGCGCGAGGAAGCCCGCGAGGGTATGCTCGCGATGATCCAGGCGATGCCGCAGTTTGGCGCGGCGACCGCCGATATTCTCGCGAAGGCGATGGATTTCCCGGACGCGGACCAGTTCGCGTCGCGCGCGCGTCGCATGATGCTGATGCAAGGGCTTGTCGATCCGGACCCCGAGAACCCAGAAGACGCCAAGATGATGCAGGCGATGCAGGCCAAGGGCCAGCAGCCTGACCCGAACGCGATGCTCGCGCAGGCCGAAATGGCGAAGGCGCAGGCCGCGCAGTTCAAGGCCGAGACCGACCGGCTGGTTGAGCAGGAACGGCTGCGGCTGGAACAGGCCAAAGTCATGCTTGAGGCGATGCGCGCCGAGATGGAAGCGCAGCAGGCCGGGCAGAAGCTGAGCATTCAGGCCGCGGACGTTGCGAGCAAGATCGAGGAGCGCAAGGCGTCCACCATGCGCGAGGGCGTCAAGGGAACGATTGATGTGGTGGAGCGCGTCGTGCAGGCGCGCCAGCCGCAGATAATGCCAGGAATGGCGAACGGAATGCAGGCGCCTCCGGGCGTCTGAATAGCCGGCCGCGGGGCTTATCCGCGGGGCTTATCGCCTGGGCCACACCAGCGCGCGCAACCCGCTAGGGGATTTCATGACTGATACGTTTGACCCGGCCACTCTCGCGAGTGAGCCGGCTTCCGGTGTTGCTGGCGTCACCGACGACAAAACGCTTGAGCAGGCCGAACAGACCGCAGCGCCGGCCACTGCGGAACCAGAACCCGATGACGATGACGGGGGCGACGAGCAGCCGCAGCAGCGGCAGAGCCGCGCCGAGCGCCGCATCAGTCATCTCGCGGCACGGGCTACGAACGCCGAGACGCAGCTTGCCGAGGCCATGCAGATCATCCGCCAGATGGCGGGCGGTCAGCAGCCGCAGCAGCAGCAGCCGACCCAGGCACCACGCGCACCGCAGGCAGACCCGCTTGCGGCCATCGTGGAGCAGCACGTCGGCCCGGCGCCCAAGCCAGAGGATTTCCCCGCTGGGGAGTTTGACCCCGGCTTTCGCAAGGCTGAGACGGATTACATCCGACGGTCTGCGGCAGTCGAGGCGCAGGTTCGCATTTCGCAGCAGTTGCAACAGGCGCAGATCGCGACCCGTGAGCAGCATCTTGCGGCGAACCTAGCCCAGCAAGTGGCAGTGATCGAGAAAGCCGACCCGGAAGCCCGGACGGCTATCGCGGAACTGGGAATGAGGCTCGGCAAGGCCGGGCAGCATGGCCAGGCCGTCGCCAATGTCATCGCCGAACTCGGCGCGGACGTGGCGTATCACATCGCCAGGAATCCCGAGGTTGAGGCGCGTCTTAGGTCCGTTCCTGTCCCGGTCGCACTGATCGAACTGGGCGAACTCCGCGCGACGCTCAAAGCGCGCACGGCGACGCCCGTGGTGCAACCGACCTCTGCGCCGAACCCGCCGCCACGCCTGCGAGGCGGGGGCGGGAACACGGTGGACCTCGACCGAATCCCGATGAGCCAGTTTGCGGCCATCGTGAGTAAGGAAGTCACTCACCGCGGCTGAGCGCAGGGGCATCCCATAGGGACCCCGCTAAATGTCTAACGCAATCATCACGCCGACCCGCGTGGTGCGGGAGGGCCTTGTCCTTCTCGACAACATGCTTGTCTTCCCGAAGCTCGTCCACACCGACTATTCGGACGAGTTCGTGGCCGGCACGGGTGACACCGTGACCATCCGCCGCCCGGTGTCTTACCAGGGCTACGAGTCGGCCACCATGTCGGTGTCCGACACGGATGAAGGCTCGACCACTGTCAGCATCGACAAGTGGGCCGGCGTCGCGATCCAGTTCACCGACAAGGAGCGCACGCTGTCCATTACGGACTTCCGCGAGCGCTTCCTCGTCCCCGCCATGCGGACCATCGCCAACACGATCGACCGCGCCATTGGCGCGCGCATCGCCGGGCTGTGGAACCATGTCGGCACGGTGGGCAACACCATCGACTCTTGGGCCGATTTCGCCCGCGGGCCGCAGCGGCTTGACGAGATGGCGGTGCCGGACTCCATGCGTAAGGCGGTGCTGACCAGCGCCGATGCCTATGCGCTGGCGGGCAGCTTCAACTCCGTCTTCGTCAACAACATCGCCAAGTCGGCCATCGAAGAGGCCGAGATGCCGAAGATGGCGGGCGTGGACAACGTCTACCGCTCGCAGAACGTGCCGACCGTGACCACGGGCACGCGCGTCAACGGCGCGGGCCTGCTGACCAACGGCGCGGCGCAGACTTCCGCGTATTCGGCGGTCAAGTCCACTTACAAGCAAAACCTGATTTGCGACGGTTTTGCCGCAGGTGCGACCGTGAAGGCTGGCGAAGTGTTCACGCTGGGCACGCTGGCGAGCGGCATGGTTGCCGTGAACCCGGTCCCGAGCGTGGTCGGCTCCAAGCCGGTGCTTCCGTATCTTCAGCAGTTCGTCGTCAACACCGACGCGACTGCGGACGGCGGCGGCAACATCACGCTCGACATCAGCCCGCCGATCATCACGAGCGGCGCCGAGCAGACCGTGAGCATGACCAGCGCCAACACGGACGGGCTCAACCTCGTCTTCATCGGCGCCGCGTCCACCACCATCCCCCTCAACGCGGTGTTCCACAAGAACGCGATTGCCTTCGTGAACCGTCCGCTGGTCATGCCGGCTGGCGTCACCGAATGCGCCCGCGAGACCCACAAGGGGATCAGCATGCGCTTCGCCCCGGTGTGGGACGGCGTGAACAGCAACCAGCGCTGGCGTCTCGATGTGATCTACGGCGTGAAGACGCTGGACGGTCGCCTCGGCGTCCGCATGAACGGCTAAGGAGGCCGATCAAATGCCTGTGCGTGAACTCTCTGACGGCAACCCCGACGGCACGCGCCTCGGGAACGCCTCGTCTGACCTGCTTGGCTTCTATGGGCTGACCACGCCCATCGTGCGCCCGAGCGTGACGGCCTACACCACCACGACCGCGGCGACCTCGACTTCGCCCTGGGGCTTCGGCACGTCCACCCAAGCCGACGCGGTGAACACAGCGGTTCGCCAGATGGCGACGGCGCTGCGTTCCCTCGGCCTCGTCGGCTAAGGGCAGGGCAGGGGGCGGGGCAACTCGCCCCCTGCTACCTTCATGGCGGAGAAGGTGATCATCGCAACGCCGATCTTCGGCGGGGCCGTGGGGCGCTATGTCGCCTCGCTTACCAAGACGTTGCACGCGCTACAGCAGGCCGGGCAGCCGTATGACGTGCTGATCCTTGAGGGCGATGCCTACATTGCGCGGGCGCGGAACACGCTGGCGCTGGGCTTCCTGCAAGGGGACGGCGATACGCTGTTTTTCATTGACCAGGACATGGGCTGGGAGCCGGAAGGCTTCTTCCGCATCCTGACCGCGGACGCGCCGGTAGCGGCGGCGGCGTATCCCATGAAAAACTCGTGGGAACAGTGGACGGCGCAGTTTGTCGAGGACAACGGCCAGATGATGGGCCGGTCGCGCGCGGACCAGACCGGGCATCTCATCGAGGCCGAGGCGATCCCGATGGGGTTCACCAAGATCACGCGCGACGCGCTGATGGTGATGCGGGAGAAGCGGCCGGAATACGATTGGCCGAACCCGGTCAACCCTGAGCGCAAAATGCATAACTGGTTTGCGACCCCGCCGAGCGCGACGGAGGGAATCGTTGGCGAGGATGTCTGGTTTAGCCGGGAGTGGCGCCGCATCGGCGGCAAGCTTTGGGTAGATCCGGACGTGACGCTTGACCATGTCGGTTCCAAGGCTTGGACGGGCAACCTGCACAAGTTCCTGATGGGCGAGACGGTGTTGACCGTGACGGCTGACAAGCCGGATCTGGGCGAGGAAGTCTGATGGCAACCGTCTTGCAGCACATCACGCGCGCCGCGCGCCTTATCGGCGTGCTGCAAGAGGGCGAGCAACTCAACGCGGATGCGGCCGGCGACTTCATCGGCGCGCTGCAATCAATGATCGCGGCTTGGGAAAACGAGGGCGTCCAGCTTTCCGGGCTTGTCGGCGCGACGCTTGCCGCGGGCACGAACCTCGCGGTTCCGGCCACGCATGACGAGGCGATTCAGACCAACCTGGCGCTGCGGATGGCGCCGGAATACGGCGCGACGGCGGTTATCTCGCCGCTGCTGATCGAGCGCGCGGAAACTTCCTTCCGCAACCTTCAGGGCATCTATGCCGACGACATACCGATGACGGTTGAGCCTGCGCTTCTGCGCGGTGGCCGCATCGGGATTTGGGATGGGGATTGGCAATGAGCGGCACTCGCGCTGCACCGCGAACCTCGTCCCGCTATCAGCGCGGGCTGTCCTACGAGCCTGGGCTTGCCGACAGCCGCTATCGTCCCGAGCGGATGACTGGCGGCGGCGGCGGGCCGGTGACGAACGTCGGCGGCGGCGTGTCTCCGATTATGCCGCCGGATGATGATGACGGCGTTGTTGTTCCGATCGGCGGCGGCGGCGGCGGCAGCCTCGGCGCGATTGGCGGCGGCGCGGGGCTGCTTGCGGCGTTGGCGAACCCGAACCTAATCCGGCAGTTGGGCGGCTTGCTCGGCGGTTCCGGCACGGCGGTTTCGGGCATCACGCAGGGCAGCACGTCGCTCGGCGCGGGCGCTGCGGCACCGGCTGCGGGGGCGCCGATTGACCCGATCAGCGCGCTTGCGCCAGAAGCGGCCACGCAGGGCTCTACGAGCGGCCTGGCGGGCACGGGCAGCGGCGGCGGTGGCGGTGGTGCCGCTGGCGGCCTGACGGGCCTGTATGGGCTTCCTATTGTGCCGTTCGGCGGCGCTGAGTTCGGCTCGGCGGTTTTGCCGGCCGGCTGGGGCGCCTCGGCGGGCAATCAAGTTTTGTGGTCGCCGCAGCCTATTGATCTGTCGCAGTTTGCGACGGGTGGGCAGACCGTCATGGACGGCGGTGGCACGGCTGCGGCGCTTGGCGCGGACCTCGTTGACGACGTTGCCGGCGCGGCCACTGGCGGCCTTGAAGGCGTCATGGGCTCCGGGCTGCTTGGCGGCGGCTTCGACTTGCTCGGCGGCCTCGGCACGCTCGGCGGCGGCCTCCTTGGCAACTACGTCGCCGGGCAGGCTGGATACAGCGGCGACCGCGACCCCATGGGACAGCAGATCGGTTCCGGGCTCGGCTCGGCTGTCGGCGGCCTGTTCCTTGGCCCCATCGGCGCATTCCTCGGCGCGCAGCTTGGCGGCGCCATCGGCGGCCAGTTCGGCCCGCAGGAAAGCGTGGGCGCCAACTGGAATGCAGGTTTCACGTGGTCGCCCGAACTCGCGAACCAAGTGCAGAATTCCTTTATCGCATCCGGCGGCACCATGCCGACCGGCTTGACCGGCGGCTTCGGGTTTCAATCGTTCAGCGGTCAGGACAACGGCGGTCAGGCGAACATGGACTTCGCCAACGCATTCCAGCAGCAGCTTATGGCGATGGCGGCGGCGCAGGGCTACGCGGTCAACCCGACCGCGGTGGGCGCGGGCTACGCCGTGGGGCAGTTCATGCCCAGCGATAGCATGACGGCGCCGGGCCAAGGCTACTTCTACAAGGCGGGCGACGACTACGCCGACAACCCCAGCCGGTTCTTCGGCACGGACCTCAACGCGCAATACCAGCCGTTCAACGGCGCATTTAGCGGCCTGTTCCCGCAATCTAACCTGACGGTCGGGCAATATATGCTCGATTACGCCTTTGACGACCTTGTTCGCCAAGGGCTGTTCGTGCCGCAGGGTCAGGCGGTCAGTCAGGACGCGGCGTTGCAGCAACTTATGGGCACCGCGCAGCAGAACTTCACGAGCGGTCAGAACTACTTCGCGCAGGCTGAACAGAACCAGAGCATGGGCTGATGCCGCGCATCCTGTGCCGGTAGATACTGGAAACTAGCACGAAAAACACTAAGTATCAGGGATGCGGAAGATCCCTGGATACAGCAACTATCTGGCCGGCGAAGACGGACACGTTTACCGGCTGTGGCACTACAAGAAACCGCTTAACCCGCCGCTGCGGTTGAAGTCGTTTAGGAATCCGTGCGGTTACATGCAGTGCGGCGCCATTGCCGACGCTGACTGCCCGCCGGAAGTTGGAAAGCCCCGGCGCGCAGGGCGCCCGGTGCATCAGTTGATATGCCTCGCATTCCACGGCTTGCCGCCTTCGCCGCGGCACGAAGTGGATCACATCAACAACGTTCGCGACGACAACCGCCCGGAAAACCTGCGGTGGGTTACGCGCCGCGAGAACGTCAGAAACAGCAAGAAGCACTACACATATCCCGCAGGCGAAAAGCACCACTGCGCGAAGATAAACCCCGCAGTTGTCTTGGAAATACGCAAGCGACGCGCTCGCGGCGAACTTCTTCGCGTAATCGCGGCTGACGTGGGCTTGCACTTGGCCACCGTTCACAACATCGCAACCGGCAAGACATGGAGGTGTGTTCCGCACAATGCCGCGCATCCCCATGGCGCTCCAATCGTATCGCCACCGTAGCCTTCCCGTTTCTGCCCAGCGCATAATTAATTGGTGCGCCGAGCAAGAACCTCGCGACGCCAAAGCCCCTGTCATTCTGATCCCCACGCCGGGGCTCGACGTGTTCACGACCCTGCCGGCGGGACCGTTCCGCGGCGCGCAGGTTATGGGCAACCTCTGCTACATCGTGGCCGATGACACGGTGTATGCGGTGGACACGTCCGGCGCCTATACCGCGCTCGGCACGCTGGCGGCCGGCGGCGCGGTCAGCATGGCGAACAACGGGACGCAGATGGTTGTGGTGGTCCCCGAGACGCAACAGGCGTGGATTGCAACACCTGCAACATTGACGCAGATCACGGACGCGGATTTCCCCGGCGCGGCGACCGTGGCTTACCTCAACGGGTTCATGGTGTTCTCGCGGCCTGATAGCACGTCGTTTTTCTGGTCCGCGCTGAACGACGCCGCGACCTATGACGCGCTTGACTTCGCGAGTGCGGAAAGCGCCCCGGACGCCATCGTGGCGGTGCGGCGCATCGGCGACTTCCTGTGGTTCTTCGGGACCGACAGCATCGAGATATGGTCCGGGTCCACTCAGGGCGACGTGCCGTTCACGGAACTCGCGGGGGGGCTGGTGCCGCAGGGCTGCGGCTCGCGGTTCAGCATCGCGGACTACAATAACAACCCGTTCTGGCTTGGCGCTAACCGCGTGGTCTATCGCGGCGAGGGCGCATCCGCGCAGCGCATCAGCACGCACGCGATTGAGCAGGCGATTGCGGGCTACGAGACAGTATCCGATTCCCGCGGTTGGATTTATGAGCAAGAGGGCCATACCTTCTACGTCCTGACGTTCCCCGACGCGGGCGAGACGTGGGTCTATGACCTGGCGACGCAGTCCTGGCACGAGCGCGAAAGCGAGCCGGTTCAATACAACGGCACGTGGCGGGCGATTGGTGGCGTGTCGTTCGGCGGCGCCACGTTGGCCGGGGATAGCGTTGACGGGCGGATTTCTGTCGTTGACCCGACGTTCCCGACCGAGGACGGCGACCCCATCATTCGCACGGCCGTTGGCGCGCCGCTCTACAACGAAGGCAAGCGGCTGTTTCTGAGCAAGCTTGAAGCCGACATGGAGACGGGCGTTGGCACGGTTAGCGGGCTGGGCTCGGCGCCGAAGGTTTGGTTGTCCGTCTCCGACGATGGCGGCCGGACGTTCGGCTATGACCACGAGGCGAGCCTTGGCGCCATGGGCCAATATCGCACGCGGGTTCGGTGGCTGCGGCTGGGCACGTCGCGCGAGCGGGTGTTTCGCATTCAGATGAGCGACCCCGTCCGCACGACGCTGATTGCGGCCAACTTTGATGCGGTGCCGGGCGCCAGCTAATGGCCCAGCAACGCTACGACTTCCCGATCCCTTCCGCCGATCCGGTGGTTGGGGCGTCGCGGATGGTCACGCCGATCTGGTTGAAGCTGTTCAACGCATGGCGCGACCGTTTCGGCATCCTGACCGAACAGGCGCAGGTTTATGACCCGCCGAACATCCTGAGCGGCGCGACTTCCTCGATTGCCGTTGCCTTCGCGGGCGCGAAGCCGGGCGACAAGGCGTGGGCGACCCATAGCGCGGTTCAAAGCGGGATCATCCTGCTTGCGACGGCGACGACGAACAGCGTGACCGTGACGTTCTGGAATGTCACGGGCGCACCGATTGACCTGGCCAGCGGCACGCTGCGCGTAGGAGTGGAAAGCACGACATGAGCATCGTTGGACCGCGCAACGCGCTTGCGGGCGTGGCTGCGCCTTCTATGGGCTGGGAAAACGGCATGAACCCCGAACTCGCCGCGGCGCTTATGGCGGCGCTCGCCAACCCGCAGATGCAAGCGCCCATGCCGCCTATCGGCGCGCGGCCGGCGCCCTACGAAATGCAGTATGTGCCGGCGGCGCGTTCCGCGTTC